ACGCACGTCGCTGTGACTCACACAGTCCTTTGTTGATTAACATATGACAACATACGGGAATAATGACGATCCAAAAAAGGATCAAAAGGAGGAATGGACGGAGACCAGGATTTAATACACCTGCTCCCACTGATAACCTCAATAGGCATCAGTGTACTTGGCAAAATAGGCACATATCCTTCCCAAAAATGTTGAAGGCTACGATCTCTTCTTAATTTACGAGTTTCATTACGTAAAGTTCGCACTTTCTCTATAGTGCATTCGCTGGCATCCAAAATAGGAACACCAGAAAGAAGACAGGTAGCAACGGAAGACCCACCTTGATGAGCTTTTGTAGCCCAATCAAAGGTAACAGGATCTGGTCGAACAACTTCAACAGGTTTAGTATAACGTAAAGCTTTTAAAGACGAACAAGTTTCCTCGCTCAAGGGTTTAAAAGTTGTAACCTTTCGGTAAGTAGCTTTTTCCATAAATGGATTAAAAAGCTTATCAAGGTTACCCAATGGTGTCTTACCATCAGTTCGCAAACCAGTTTTCCGACTGGAATAAATAGGACCGTTAACTAAACACAATCTTGCACGGGCAAGAGCCTCACGGCATACAGGGGTTTCCTCCACACCTAAACGAGGTGGGAGACCTAATCCTCCAAGACTCTGAGGTAAGTGATAATCAATATTATAACCATTGATCCAATCAGTTGCCAACAAGTCTCGGAACGTAGTATACCAGAGGTCCTCAGCCATTTTCCTTTCAGTGTCCACAAGAAAACCACTCATCCAGAGAGCATAAGAATCTCTGAGATCCCAAGGGGTTTTCGCAATTGATGATGTTCTAGCATCAAATTGCATCATACCTGAAGCATTCGGGTATGGACACTCACGCACAAGACCACTATCATTATCTTTATAGAAAAGAGTTGAATTGATTACACAAAATTCCCTACTTCTATAAACTTTCCCAATCGATGGAGCCAAACCTACATGTGAGGACAAAGCCTTCCAGATGTAGTATTCATGGTCTCCACCTAAGAACAAACCATCGTCACCATTAACGCAGATCGAAACATTTGGATCATACGTTCCTGGGTTGACAGACAAACTAATAACGACTGCATTACAGATGCAAAGGACTATAAAAGATAAAATAGATCCCATCATTTGACCATTAGTTTGATCAACCTCACCGTCATCGTACTTGATTTTATGATTACATAAAGAATCAAAGCACAAGTCGAAAGGTAAACCTGTTAAATCACAAATAGCTTGAATTGCTAAACGTGAAAACTCCTTGCTCAAATTATCAGTAGCAGCGGAGTAGTCGACCGATATGTATTCAACATTATCAGGACACACAGGTATATCGGACTCATTCACTGGGCGGCCAGTTAAGGCAAACCAGGGATGTTTGTGTAAGCATTCCCAAAGGGACTTCTGGGCTCCAGCCAAGAAGTAAGTGCACCAGGCACTTTCACAGGTAATCACACGAACCTTTAATGGTTCGGTCAAAGCCACCGGTCGAGCTTCACAATGCTCAGTAACCGGGGCGCGAGGAAAAACAAGTATAGGTACCTCGATCAAGTCATATGTGGTATCAAACCACTCATAATTCTCAAAATCAAGACACGAATACACCCATTCTACCTTAGATACAATAGTAGGTAACCCCCACTTATCTAATTCAATTACCCTTTTCCCTTTTATCTTCCAACCCCAACCTGGAGCATCGAAATTTATTTCAGACATGCTCCCTCCCTGCTTCTTCTTCTTTAGAAAACTAGAAGAAAAAGATGGTTCCCAGAGCTTTGTAGGCTCTCGATAGTTTCGAAAAACATCGTAAACTATTCTAT